CCATATACTTTGTGTTTATTTTTAAAGTATAGCTGTCAAAGAACTATTAATTATACTAAATAAAGGGGGGTTGTTTCAATTAATATGCAGATTCTCTGATCTTAATTCCTGATGCGATTAATGTTTCTTCTAAATCTTGAATTGCTTCTACTATATCTGAATTGTCGCCGGCTTTAGGTGTCATTGCTTCTACCTTTTTAGTACTACCCGTAACTACTTCTTTGAATTTATCTATAGCTCCTGAAATTACATCTCCCATTCCACCTGTAGATTTACCTTGCTTATCAACTGCTTTATCTAGATTATCTACTGCTTCTGATAATTCTGCAACAGCTCTTAATAAACTATCTGCAAGAACTGACATTGCATTTGCTCCATCATTTTTAGCAAGATCTGCGAGTGCGTTAAACATTTTCGTAGTTGCTTGGACTTTAGTTACGTCTAATGAATTATTGGCATTAGCATATGTTCTATAAGATTTAGAAAATGAATCAAATGCCATAGAGGCAGTAACTCCGGTAGACGATCCCATTCTTTCTATGAATTTTCCAAGTGGAGCTATTCCTTCCGTAAATGCACCACTTCCTCTAGCGATCATCTGATACGCCTTGGAAACCTTTGTTATTGCGTCTCCTGTGATTACTAAATTTTTAGAATTTCTAACTAAGTATTTTAATAGCTGCGATGGTTTCATTTCTACATCACCTCCAAATAATTTAGTTAAGCCATCGAATGCAGCTGAAGCTACTCCTCCAATAGATGCTAATACTCCACCTGCAGCAGATCCTGCTAATGCAGCTCCAAGACCTAACCATGCGAGTGCTATTTTACCTATACCAAGGGCAAGTCCTCCCATGTTTTCTATTCCTATCTCATCTTTAAATCTTTTTAAGATATCTACCATTGCGTTAAATGGCATGAATAATACTTCAGTTATTGTTTTAGCAGATTCTTTAAGACCGTCAATTTTACCAATTTGTGTAAATATCCATGCAACTGCATATAATACGGCTGCACCTACTAATACAGTAAGAGCTCCTAATAATATTCCAACGGGTGTCACCGCTATTGCGATTGCACCAAGTGCTAAAATTACACCACCTAATATAAATAATGCGACTCCTACTCCAATTGACCACATCATCGGAGGTGCTTCTCCATATTTTACATCTCCTGCAAGACTAAATGCCCAGGCAACTAATAATATGGTTAAGGCTGCTAGAGCAACTACTAACATTGCTTTAGCTGCAGCTTTAAAGTCCATATTCTTAGCCATTTTTCCAATTAATATCATTGCTCCTCCAAATACCATTATCGCGATTGAAGATTTTAGAGCCCACATTAGATCAGGTGCATTATCGGCTGAAGTTGCTGGCATAGCTTGAAAGATCCAAGCAGTTGCTAATACTCCCAATGCAACCAATGGAACCATCAATGCTGCTATTGCAGCTTCCTTTAAGCCGATCGGAGATGGTTTAGAACTTCCTCCTAATCCAAGGAGACCTCCACCTTTACCCTTGCTCTTGCCTCTCATCATACTAAATGTTTTTGCCATTGCCATTCCAAATATTAGTATAGCAAATCCAGCGTAGGCTGCGAAGACAATAAAGTCCGAGTTTAACTTGGGCAAAGTTGATGGTAAAAGTTTAAGTGCATACGCAGCTCCTACCATCGATATAACAATTAATGGTAATAGTATCGCTGCCATTATTAGATCATTCTTTCCGAGTGCTCCTGGCTTTGATGAGTTAGATCCCATTCCTGGAATTAATCCAGTTTTAGAGCTAGTCTCTTTACCTTTCATCATCTTCATAGTCATTCCTATTACAAGACCTCCTATTAATAGTAATCCTCCTAAGGTAAATAACATTTTCATTACACCTACCATGTCAATTTGCCTTGCAACGGCAGCCGCAGACTGTAACATGGGAGCTGCATATTTAAATGCAAGTGCAGTAAGAGCCATGACACCAAGGACAACGACGGCCTGTAGGCCAAATATCATAAGTCCTTTTAAATTCATTTTTTGATTTCTCTTTCTAGAATTATCCTTTTGAAGTAAAGTACCTCCCATTGCCGTTTTACCAGCCTTACCTTCTTTTGCAAAATTAATAATTGCAGTAATAACTCCTATTATGGCTATTAGGGGTGCAAGTGCCATTGTAATACTTACTAATCTAGAAATTTCCTCTTCCGATATTCCTATCTTACCAACCATTCTAGCTGCCATCGCAACAGGAACTAGAGCTAGTCCTAACATCGCAACTGCTAGGCCTGCTTTTCCAATAGTACTTAATTTTATTTTTTCAAGAGCAGGAAGTGCAAATCTCATTGCAACTAGGGCAACTGAAAGAGGTATCATTGCTGCTGATATTATTACAAAATTAAATGCATCATCCATTTTAACAGATGGCATCAAATTCATTGCAAGAGCTAAAACTATCATCTGAACTGACATTAAAGTCATGGCTCTCATAATATCATCAGTATTATTCTTATTAAGCATAAAATTCATAATACCTGAGAATTCCCATGCCTTAATTAATTGAACGAAAGTTTGACCCATTATATAGATAACTGCACCGATTGCCAGAGCGGCCACTAATTTATCACCACTTACAGGTGCCATTGAGTTTAATGCCAATGACATAGCAACTAACATTAACATAGACATACCCATTGTTAAAACTAGTTTTTTCATTACCTTGATTTGACCAAAAACTCCACCACTGCTAGGATCTGCCATTATAGCTCCTAGAATTTTTGCAATAGGGAACATTGCTGCAAATAAAGCAACACCTGAAACTATAGCCGCAGGACTTACTTTACCAGCTTCTTGAAATGCCATCGCTAGACCGAACATTCCTATTCCTGTAAGTGCTATGAATCCTCCTAGGCCTAAAAGCTTGGATATTCCGCCACCTCCTCCGAATTTAGCCTTTTCAGCTTCACTCTTTCTGGAAATGATTTCCTTTATTTCTTTAAGAATTTTGTTATTTTCAGTAAGACCGGCGGCAATACCCTGTGTAACCGAAAAACTAGTAACCATGATGCTCTCTATTCTAAATAGAGTATCTCTGGACTGTGATTCAATTGCTTCTATTTTCTGTAAAAGTGAATTGGAATTCATTGCGAATCCCAATAGAGCCTTTTCGGAGTTTTGGTTTGCCATTTAAGTATTGCGGACTTTTATTTTAGCTTCGACGCTTCCTTCTTTGCATTCTGCAATGCTTTTCTTAGAATGTCAGGATCAACACCTTTAAGTTCCTGTTCAAGTTCCTTGTGTGTTTTTTTATCCTTTTCAAAATCTTTAATAACTTCATCGTGATTACTTATTTCACCTTGAAGATCATTTAGTCTTGCTGTGATGTGATCTACTTCTGACTGTGCTTCGGCTGCATCGTGATCTAATCCTTGTCTTGTATATTTCTTAGACTTAGCCTGTGCCTTAGCGAGCATCTTTTTAAGATCTTTAAGATCTGCATTGGATATTTTCCTAGATCTATAAGCTTTCATAATTTCAGGTCCAAATGCAATACCTAATCCTGCAATAGCGAACGTTAATGTGATTGGATCTATAATTTCAGTAATTAAAGATTCATTTACGAAATTATTATATGATTTTACCTTTTTCATAGTAATGTATTTATTTTCTTTTAGTATATATCTAAATAAAAGGAGGTCCAATTCGAGGACCTCCTTTTTCTATTACATCTTAGGCATGTTGAAACTTGGCATTTTGAAGTTTGGCATTTTCATGCTTCCCATCATATCACTAGTTTGATCATTTTGCCCTTTATTAGCATCGTTTTCAGCTTTAATCATTTCAATTAATTCCTTGATTATATAATGAAATTCATAGTATTCCATGTTCTCAAGCTCGGAAGGTTGTATTGAAAGATGCTTATAAACGTAGAATTTAGTTTTAAAGTAATTCTCCAGCGATATCTTGAATAAGGAAAATTGACTTGATGCCGTCACGAAACCCAATCGGAACGAGGACCTCGTCATCCTCATGCGCTACCAACATCTCAGGTTGAATTCCGACTTTCATTTTTTCAGCAAGTTTATATACTAGTGCATATTTTCTATTGTTCCATCCATTTAATTCTACTTCAAAATTAAAAATTGATTTATCATCGAATGATCTCCAATCAGTGTGTAAGTATGGAATTAATTGTATTAAAGACTGATCAGCCTGTAATCCATTTGTTTGTCTTTCCTTAATATACTTAGTAACCTTTTGCATAAGACCGATCGTAGGTGGTCTCATTTCAATAACACCGAATGATTTTGTTTCGATTATAAACGTTCTTTTTTCTTGATCGTAATATTTATCTAATTCCTCTGGAATAGAAAAGTATTGAAAATATTTCTTATCGATAGTTGCATCGTGAGAAACACCTCTCTTATCTTGAAACTTAACAGTTAAGCCATTTTCTGGTTCAGGAAACGTTAAATCTCTAATTGCAAGAATTAAATAGAATCTATCTTCTTCTAAAATATCCTTAAAAGAAAGTCTTTTTTTCTTAGAAGTTATTCTAAGGCATGATTCTAATATTGCATTTAATTTATCGTCTACGTCTAATATATTAGTTTCATCCATTGTAGAAAAATGTCTGATCTCCGCAACTTTCGCAGATCTAATTGAAATTTCAGCATCTTTTACATAGAACATTCCACCTGATGGTAAAGTGTCTACTTTAATGTTATGATATCCTAAATGAAAATCAGCTTCCTTTGCTTCGGCTGGTTGAAATCTAGACATATCAACTTTACCTAGGTCAGTAGGCTCTTCTGATTTTACTGAAGATTCATTCTCGTTAGCCTCAACAATCGCCTTGTATTGTTCGTCTAAGTTGACTTCTTCTTCTTTCTTGTTTTTGTCTTTGCTCATGTTTTATTATTTAGATTTGAGTTGTTTAATTCTATTTCGATCCCAACTCTTTTGAAGATCGCTTTTTTTATTTATTTCTTGTCTTATTAAATCTCTAATAAACGCCGAAACTGAAACAGGTCTCTCTCCATTTTCAATCGCCTCATTTAGTATAATCCTATTTATGATAAATACCTCTTCTTCAGATAGTAATACCTGTAATTTCTTTGTAAGTTTACTGGACATATTATTATATCATTATATTATATTTAAGTTTCATAAAAATAGGACGGACTAATTAAAGACCGTCCTTATTTTATAATTATTAAGCTAGTACTTCTTTAAAAGTATCACATCTCCATGATACATCCATAGCAGCAGCTTCTGGGGATTCATAACTTAAGTCGTTAGTGAATGGAAGTCCAGAAGAAATCCAGCAATCTTCTAATGTAACAGTTCTGAAAATATCTCCAGCTCTGTTAAATTGAACAATTACGATTGTTCCAGTATAATCTTTCTTTAAGCCCATTTCTCCAGTTTGTGGATTGTAAGCTAAGTTATACCATTGTCTCATTGTTTTATATAAATAAGCTTGGTTTGCGTCGTTTAAGTTCAAAGAGAAATTGATAGACACTGTAAGTGAAGTATCATCTGGCATACCAGCGTAAGATCTTTTTGAAAACTTGTATTTTTGTTCAACAGCACCTGCTTCTTTATATAATTCCAACCCGCCAATAGTGTTAACGTGTTGTAGTAATAGTGGAGCATCTGAAACGCCAGTTGGAGGTAAAATAGTTACCTCGAATAAGTTTCCTTGTACTGGTTCGAATTGTCTACCCGCCTTACTAGTTTGATCTTGTGAATAGTGTGGTAAAGCCATAAGTCTTTATTGTTTTATTTTTTATTATATAATTATATATCTTCTTAACTAAAGTTTCCGGTTGAAATTTCACCAGTATTTAAAATCGTTGTTCTGTGTACAACTATTTCTAAACCTTTAACTGGCTCAACGAATGTATCAATGATACCTATGTTGTTATCAATTACTTCACCTGTGTTATTAGATTGGTCCATTACGTTTTTGAAATCATACACACCACCATCTTGTCTAACTGATTCCATTAATGAATCTGCTAAAGTTTTGATTTCTAATCTAGTTTGTGCATTATTGAATTCGAATACGTAATCTTTAAGGATATCTGCCATTGCGTCTTGTATGTAAATTAACACTTCTCTAACGTGAGCTGAAGATAGTGATGATTTAATAGACTGCTGTGCAGTTTTATTTCCTAAGATAGTTAAACCAACTCCTCTTTGGAATACAATCGGGTTATATCCGAATGGCTCTAGAATGTCTCTGTCTGCTTTGTCAAAAGAGTATTCAGCTCCTGCAACGTTAGTTCCAGCAACAACTCCTCTTCTTGGACCAGCAACGATTGACCATGGTAAAGCATCTGTATATTTGTCGATATAGTTATTAGATACATACGCAGCTGGTGGAACCATTACGTCTTTTCCATTTTCTCTTACAATAAGACCAGGTCCGTAGTAGAATGCATAATTTGCACCATCTGCGATACTTGGTAATGTATATAATGCCGTTGGATTTAAAGCTAAGTTACCTCCTTCTGGAATATATGATGTTTGGAATGAACCATTAAACTCATTAATAAATGCAGGATCCGTTGAAGCTTTAAAGTCTTTAATCATTGGTGCATTTAATATAGCTGCGGCATTTTGTCTTTCTTTAGCTAATTGAGATAATTGAATTTTATTTCTTAATTGACCATCAAAAGAACCAAATGTATCAACGATATATCTAAAGTCGATTGCATCTTTATCTACTAAACCAGTTGCTAATCCTGTTCCTAGTGCAAGTGCTTGTAAACATGAAGTAATTGTTTCTCCTTTAATTACAGCACCATCCAATACGAATGGAGTATATGCGACTGCTGCATCTTCTAAAGATTCTATAACTATAGAGGGAGCAGCTGCAGGAGCAGGTTCTGTTAATTTAACAGTCCATATTTCTTCATTTGCAGTTTTTTGAACCGCAACTTGTTTAACTAATGCTAATCTATTACCGCTTCTGATGTAATTTCCTTTTTTGATTCCTAGATCAAAGGCAGCAACTGGTGCTGGTGATGGAATAGTATATGTAAATACTGCATCAGTTGATGATAATGCTGCATCATCTGCTATTGTCGTATATGCAACATTTGTATAATTAATCAGTGTACTTCTATTAGCAATATCATAAGATAATACTACTTGATCTTGAGCATTCTCATCAAATGTATGTCCAATTAAATCGATTGGAGTCTCTTTAACTGCATCATTTAATGCATATTCATCAGTTACTAAATCTTCAGCGATTGCACAGAATAAACCTGTTCTTCTTGCTTCAGCGTTAATCATTGTTTCGATGTATACGCTTCTTCCTTCTAAGTCTTTAAAACCTGGAAGCATTGAACCAGAATAAGAACCTATCATTTCAACTTGTCTTAAATTTGCAAATTGTTCTAATAAACCTTTTCTTAAACCTTGTGCATCGAAGTATTTTCCGTAAACTGGATCAGTGTCCATTGATGCTGCATCAAATTTACCTTTGAATACAAATACATCGATCATATAATCTGACATTAAATCTTTGTCATTTAAATATGCTGGGACATTTCCTTCTCCATACCATTCTCTGGCAGTGATATCAAAACCAGGAGTATCTTGTGCTTTTCTTGTGAAAACCGTGATTGGTGTTTGTTTAATGTTAACAAAGTTTAAAACTTGGTTAGCATCTTCACCTAATGTTTGTAATACTTTTTCATCTGAAGGAATCATAAATTTATCAGTGTCAAAGAAACTAGCGTAAGGCTTGCTAAATGACTGGTGATCTAATTCAGGATATGTACCTGCTGCGTAAGTAGCAGGTTGTTCTGGTGAAGGAGCAACTGGAGCAACTGGAGCAACTGGAGCAACATAAGCTACCATTTCTTCACCTACTGCTGTAACTGGTGTTGTACCATCGACTAAAAAGTGGATTGGTGGATTTCCAAGAGCAATTTCAGCATTATTTGCATCAACATGAGTTTGGTCAGATAATAGTTGCATTACTTCTAGAACTTCTAATACTTCTAATACTTCTAGAACTTCAGGAACAAATGGTGTTAATTCTTCTCCTTGAACGATATCAGTAGAGTAATCTCCGTTTGTTGAAATTTGTATAGCTGAAGCAAAATCATCTGCGGCATCGAAACTGGCAAGGTTAAGAGCTAGGATAGGTCCTCTTGAAAGAGCAGCTTGTGCTGATCTGTGGAAGAACATTCCTTTTTTCTCTAACGATTTGTCAATGTTTCCATATACCTGAATGAACGCTTCAACGTTTTCGATTAATACTGGTGTATTATAAGGTCCCTTTCTTGAGTGACCAACAACCAGCCTAAGAGTAGATACGTCAATGTTAGCAGTTTGAGATTTGTCAAATTCTAATCTGTAAACGCCTGAACTCTTGAATTGTAATAATTGAGGACTTAGTGCCATAGTTATTTAATTTTATTTTTTTATTTGTTAATCTATATATCCGTGTAAATCTGGAGTTTAGTCTTATATCAGGTCATAAATATCATATTGCATATCTCCTGCAGAATCGTTTTGCTGATACAGTGTAGTCTCCATTAATTTATACTTTTCAGGATCTATAAAATCTAGTAATTCTTCAATGTAATCTGCATAATCCGTAGTGTTAAAAAACTCAGTGGCAGTGATTCCGGTCATAATAATATCATCATTACCCATTTGAGCTCCATAGCTACCATTCTTTAGACCACCGAAGAGACTTGCTTCATTTACAGTTTCCGTGTCATTTATTTTTATTCTATTATTTTCAATTAATTTTTTAAAGTTTTGACAAAATACTGATTTATTATCTGCCTTTAACTTAATACCTGGTTTTAAGGTTCTAGAATCATGCCTATGTTTAAATCTTAATACCATTTCATCCTCAAATTCATTTCTTGAAGGATATACTGTTTGAAGGTATTTTAATAAGATAGATCCATACGTATTAAATTCTATAATCATTTTAACATTTTCAGGATTAAAGATTTCAACAGCAAGTGTGTATAGAACTTTAGCAAAGTCTTCTATGACGTGATCATTCGATCTGAAAACTGCAACTTGATTCAATCTAAAAAAGTCATACATTGCACCAGGTGTCACTGCATCAATAATATCCCTGTCTTCCATTGGTTCTACTTCGAAAACATTAATTACCGAGTAATCACCTCCATTACCTTCGGCGATATCAACTGAAAACAAATAAAATCTATTAGATTCCTTTGCTTCTTCTGGATCAAAATCTTTATGAAAACCTAGAACACCCTTAGTGTCTATTTGTATGTTTTCAAAATCTTCTAAATCATGCCATATAAATTCATGAGAATGCTTTCTCATATTTTTCATTACAATTGGACTTAATAATAAATTAGAAGAACTTACGAATTCATTTCCGTATTGTCTATTGAATGCATCTTCAGAACCAAGGTTACCAAGTTCTCTCTGATACCATTCATCGTCTCTGTCTGGATGTTGCCACCAATCGATTCTCGTTGGCGTATATTCATTATCTCCTCTTTCGGCAGATGCATATATTTCATAGAACTTATTAAAACCGTTCGGAGTTGAAGTGATGTTAATTCTTGATACGTTCGAAGCTGAGAGCGTTGGATATACGTTTTCATAAAATGAATCTACTATTGTTGGGTGAATATGTGCAAACTCATCAAGATATAAATTATGAATAGTAAAACCAATACCCGACTTTGCCGTAGTTGATTGACCTACTAAACGACATCCATTATCAGAACGAACATTCATTACATCATATTTAATTATACCTGGTTTCATAAAGAAGGGTAGGTTTTCTAATACAACCTTTGCCTTATCTATTATTTCTTTCGTTGATTCTGATTTGTTAGCTAATAATAAAGTTGTTTTATCATAGTTAAACGTAACATACCATGCATTAAAAATAGAAGCAGTTACAGTTTTACCCATTTGCCTAGATGCTAGAACGATATTAAATCTATTATGTTGAAAATCCCTAAGCATCTGCTTTTGATAATCTCTTAATTTAACCTGCTGAATCCCTTCATCTGTCATTACAACAGCGTATTTTTCAGCGAAGTATACTATATCATTTGCACATTTAGATAGTTCTGTTATCTCTTCTTCGGTATATTCGAATACTATATTTCCTTTACGTAGAAATTGCTTACCCTCATAGAATGGCATAGAGACTGCAGGTCTATAACCCTTATCTAATGCCACCAAAAGATCATTGACATTCTTAGTAGACCATACTAGTTTTTGTCCCGGATCACTCTGGTCTCCCTTAGGAATCCACATATTATCTCCTACATAATCGCTCATATTATTCTTCGTTAGGTTCTACGTCTTCTATTTCACTATCGTCTATCCCGTTCCTGATCATTCTCATTAAATCTTTACTTCCTCTCTGAACTACTGAATTGTCTAAGCTACCTCCTGATTCTTCGATTTCTCTAACATCATCTCTTTTCTTATAGATTTCTATATCTCTGGAAATTCTCTTGGCACTTTCTTCAGTTGCCATTAGATACATTGTCTGAGATTTAATGATATCTAACATTGATTTTTGTAAAGTTGCAAGAACCTCAAACATTCTTGGTGCTAATTCACCATCTTCTATTGTTTGCAATAGGGTAGTTAACGCCCTTTCACCTGCTTGTAATTGATAAACTAATGAACTCATTGTCATTTCGTCCATTTTCTTTTTAGCAGAAATATATTCATCCTTTTCGATGATATCTTCAGCAAGATAAAATTTCATAAGGGCTGTTATTGTCTTTTTGGCGGTAGCTGTGGATTTAACCTTAAGTTCTCCAAACGTAGGAAGTATTTCCTTTGGTTGATGAGGAAGAAACGCCGGATCTGTTTCCGTCACTTCTGTTATATCTACACTTTCACCAATAAGTTCATCAAGCTCTTTTCTAATATCTTCTGCTTGATCTTTTATTGACTTCTTTTCTTCTGACATAAGTTATTGTTTTATAGGATTATATATCCTAATTACCTAGAATGAAAGAATTTCTGAAACCCAATACTAGGTATTGCGTTGTCGATCATCTTTGCTAGTTGGTTGTCTCTGACCACGTATTGATTTAATACATTAGATCTTTGTTCTGATTCTATCGTCTGTTCAAATATTCTAAGATTTGTCATATACATTCCATTTCCTCTTAATTGGAAATTAGAATTTGAATTCCAAACCATGCCTCCTTGTTTAACTTCATTGAATAATTCTATTAAATGAGAAGAGCTATTTTGAGGAAGACCTGCTTCATTTAAATTATAAATACTTAAACTCATTGAAGAAAATTCATTACTTATATTTAATACAAAGGCATACCATTCTTTTTGTAAATTTATTCCATGATTAAATGTTACTGTATTGCCGTTAGACATTACTTTAAATTCTGAATCATTTATATAAGATTTAAATCCTGTTAACGCAGTTGAATCTCCTATTACGAAATGATCTCCAGAAGCCGTATTGAATCTAGGATTAAACCATCCTGAAATTGCCATATTTTCACCAACTGCTAGTTGAGAAGATGCCTCATATTCAATACATAGTTCATCGTTGCTTAATGTAGATAAATCATAATAATTTTTACTAACAATAGTCCATCTGTTTTTTAATTCGAAATCTTTTATTTCTAAAGAAGTATTATAGAATTTTCTAATTCCATCATTGTATGTTGATAATGTTGTTTTAAATTGCTGAGGATTTGTATCTTTTTCCTGCTCTTCCTTTTGTCTTTCTCCAAAAACTTCTTCAATTCCAGTAGTTAATGTATCGGTTGCGTTATCAAATAAATTTTTATTAACTGAAGTTCTGTCCTGATATTTCTTTAACATTACTCTCCAATATGAATTAGTTTTATTAAACTCATCAGCTAGAGCTATAGTATGAACCTCGTACATTCTATTAATAATAGGAATATACATGTAATCCTTAGATCTAGGGTATCTGCTTTTTATTAAATTTCCAGCTGAATCTCTTTCTCCAAACGCATTATCAAATTCTTCTTGAGTAATATGAATTTCAAAGTCTGCAAAATCCATTCCGAATATATCAAAGGTTATGCTTTCTTCAGGAAATTCATTTCCAGGGACTAATATTTTTATATTTTTATTATCTACTACATCATGTAAACTATATTCCATAAGAGTAACATCTTCTGTTCTCATATCGGGCTCAGTTCTAAAGTAATTTACTTCGTGGCCAAATATATTGCTTACTAATCCTGTAATTTGTTTTACGAATTTAGTAGATTTACTTAAATTATATGGATTAAATAAATTATCATTGCATTCTTCTACAATAATGTTTGCGCAGCCGTCCATTGAAAAAGGATCTAAACAGCTTACACAAAAGTTAGGACATGCTTCGACAATACCGTCTTCGGTTTGTGTAGTATATGTGATTGAAATAAGAGATAAAGAATTACCTCCGGATAATGCCGATACTTCTGCCTTTAAGTCTATATAAAGGGGAAGTGCATTATTAAAGTCTAAGCTAAATAAATCTCCAATATTTGCAGTCTTGTTTAATTCTGAAAATTCTGAAAAAGAGCCACCTGTCTGAGACCATCTAAATTCATAATCGAATTTATTAAATTCACTAGGAGCTAAAAAATATTCTATCCCAGATGGTTGTGTTGAGAACTGAGGAGGCGTTGTTAATTCCAAAGTGTATGCATCTGTTACACTATTAACTTGAAATATCTTATTTCCTAATACAATTTCATCACCATTGGTTAGAAATGTAAAATCTGTTCCCATTCCTATTACTGTCGTAGATCCTGCATTCAATATAACTACACCCGCGGTTTGTGGTGTTGTTAAACCTGCTATAATTTCCCAGTCTGTAATCTTTATTACGTTCTGAAAAGGATCTTGTAGTGATGCTATAAGTTGATCTCCGTATGCGTTTGCAGTATATCCTGTTACCATTTAATATCTAGTTCTTTTGTCTATATATTCGTTAAAGAAAGCTAGTAATCAGTGATTAACATTATCTTAGGATTATCGTCTTGGATTTTAGCTTCTATACAGTCCATTAGATCTAATGCTGTATTAATAACAGTTGTTTCTTCTGAACCTTCCCTGGATCTTACATAAGAATCTAAGGCGTTAAATATATGAGAAGCATGGTGTCTTGCGTAAGGAACATTCTTTTTCATAAGACCTAATGAAATTAAAATAGAGTTTATTTCTTCTAGATCTTTTTCTTCTTGGAATATATCATACAGTTTAAGTGTTCCAGCTAGAACTTTAAAATTAAATCGAAGTGTCTTAATTCCATCTATATCAGATAATCTACTATAAGATTTATTCTTATTGATAGTTAATTTAATATATTCTAAATTTGTAAAATCATTTAGAATCTTATGTAGAAAATAGACAGTGGTTGCTTCTTTATGGAATTGTTCAAATCCAGTTGCATTAATTCTATTAATATCAGATTGAAAGTTTTCGTTTAAAAACAAGGATAATTGTTCCTTACTCACCAGAAGAGATCCATCATTAACAACCCTATAGTCTAATTGATTCTTTACTAACGTAAGAATCTTATTGTCGATATAATTATATTTGAATAGAGTGGCGTCAACAACTGTTGCCACGTCATTAAAGTCGTAGTAGCTAATCATTTAATATACCTGCATTGTGTTTTCTAATTCCAATAGATTCTTATTTAATTCAACTGGGTTAAATTTTTTAAGATCATTGAACTCTCTCATTCCAATCTCATTTCTTAATAAAAAGAATTTGATTGTTTCTTCTTTAGGTATATATTCTTTTTTAGATTTTTTAGGTTTTGGAGCTGCTTTCTTGGTTTTAGTATAAACCCAACCTGGAACTGATTTAAATCTCGAAGAGACCATGTGCCAACTGTCTATTACAGCATTACCGTTAATTCCATTTATGTTAAATAGCTGTGCATTTGCTGGAAATTTAATAGCAAAAAACCTATTAATCATAAAGTGGTGTCTTTTTTTGTTGAAGTTCTTTACGTTCTTATACTGATTTGGCTTCGTAAACATAATCCTTACAAAATCAAATAATTTTGTTTCGTCTAACATATAATTTATACTGTAAACTTGTTATAAGTTTATTAAAAAAGTTCGTTCAATTTTTTAG